GGCCACACCCCCGCGTTGCTCGCCCAGGCGGTGCGCCGCGCGTACGCCGAGATGGGCGACCAGCGCGCCGACGTGATCGCGCGCAGCGAGATCAACTGCGCCGCGAACGCGGGCAGCCGCTTCGCCGCTCTCTCTGCCGGACTCGACCTCGAGAAGGAGTGGGTGTCAGACCGGGGCGACCGGCACGCGAAGATGGACGGCCAGCGCCGCGCGATGTTCGACTCCTACGACGTCGACGGCTACCCCGGCATGTTCCCCGCCGACCCCGACCTGCCCGCCGGCGAGGCGGCGAACTGTAGGTGCATGGAGGTCTACCACCACCTCCGCAAGGCGCACGCGCCGGAACGCCGGATGGAGTTGCTGGCCGAGCACGCCCGGTACCGCCGCGCCTGGGAACACACCCTCGCAGAGGATGCCAGGCGCTTGTTCGCCCGGGAGGGGGATACCGTCGCCGCGGCGATAGCAGGCGCGGCCGACACAGCGGCTGCTAGCCGCGTCACAGAGGCCTTGCCGGTCGCGCATTGGGAGGCGCTGCTGCGTACCAGCTACCGCGCGGTGATGGAGGACTTCGGCGCTCGCACGCTGGGAGAGCTTCGGTGAACCTCCTGCTCGCCTACTACTCGCGCGCCGCTGTCCACCAGGCGCAGGGCGGGGGCATCACCGTCCACTGGTCGATAGCCGCCATCGTAGCGCTGTGCGTGTGGTCGCTGATCCGCGAGTACCGCCACCACACCGCGCCGAAGCGCGCAGCGAAGCAGCGGCTCCGCGAGGAGTGCGAAGTGTTCGGCCACACGTGGGGCGAGGCGTACTTGGCGATGGGCGAGTACAACCGGGACTGTCGCCACTGTGGGAAGCAGCAGCACACGACCGCAGGGATCTGGCCGGGAGAAGCCTGATGCTGTTCGCCGCCCGGTGCCTGCCCGACAACGCGAACGGCCTCACCGACGAACAGTGCCTCCAGGCGCTGCAGACGCGGCTTGGCCGCGACTTCGACGTGTGGAACACGACCAGCGGGGAGAGCGTCCAGAGCACGACGAACGTCGCGGCTACCTGGCCGACCACGTTCGAGAATGACTGCGTCGCGGCGGGCAAGAAGGTCTACAACCAGCTGCACTTCAACCAGTCGGCCGGGTCGGGCGGCGCGAGCGACCTGACGTGGCCCGACCTGCTCAACTCGGGCCGCGCGTTGCACTCGGCGGCGGTGTCGCAGATGCAGGCGTTCGCGCAGCGGCGGCTCACGATGCCGGCGCAGTGCCTGTACCAGTGCTTCCACCATGAGCCGGAGGATGACGCGAAGGGCAACGGGTTCGGCGCGGGCCAGCCGTGGCTCGACGCGACCGCCACGTACAACGGCATCACCGGCATCACCTCGACGACGACCGACGCCGCCATCGCCGCGGGCCACGTCATCAACTGCGCGGGCGGCGGAGGCCTCCCCGCCAGCGGCGCGCTGTGCGACGCGCAGACCGGCGCAGCGTTCACCTACACGTTGAGCGGGTCGGCGTTGACGGTCGGCACCGTCCTCATCGCGGGCGCGGTCAACTCGGGCGACACGTTGCAGCAGGCGTGGACGCAGGACTTGAAAGCGCAGACGTATGACGCCGCGGCCCCCGCCGCCGCCGCCGCCCTGTTCGCCGCCGCCCAGAAACAGGCGTGGGCGATCTGGGAAGCCGAAGGCTTGACTCGCGGCGGGTCGTCGCCGCTGATAGCCCGCGTCCTCAACTTTATGAGCGGTTCGTGGGAGAACGGCCACTTCGGCGGCGGCAGCGTCTGGGCGGGCGCGGTCGACCCCAACGTGTTCGACATCGTCTCGTCCGACGCCTACGTCCAGCCAGGCAACGGCGACAACCTCCACATCGGCACCATCGGCACGCCTGGGAGCAACCTCGCGACGAGCCTCGCCTGGGCGATCAGCCACGGCAAGAAGTGGGCGGTCGGCGAGCACGGCGTCGCCCCGGTCGTCGGCCACGGAGCCGTCACCGACCCGCAGAGCAAGGCGTACTACTTCCGCCACCTCCTGCTCCCCTACCTCCTCGACCAGGCGCCCCACGTCGAGTTCTTCACCTTCCAGGGCAACACCGAGGTCGGGATCGCCGCGACCGTCCAGAGCGGGGGCACCTACACCGGCCCGGTGAACATCCCGCTCACCTCCACGCCGGCCGGTGCGAGCGGCGGCGGCACCGCCCACTTCCCCAACTCGTCGGCATACGTCATCTACGACAGCGTCTCGGGTGCCAACCTGCACCTCCCGGCCGGGTCGAGCGTCACCGTCGCGACGAACGACCCGGTCACCCTCTGGCAGGGCCGGCACTCCTATGGTGATTGGGACGACGCGAACCAGTCGGACTGCACCGCCGCTCTCTCCGCCATCGTCACGAACACCGATCTACAGAACCCTGGAGGCATGGTTATGAACCTGTTCCCGTACTACAAGCAGAACGCGCTGAACCCGGCCGCGGCTGACCACGTCGACTACGTGGCCGACAACATCAAGGTCGCCCTGATCTCGGGCTACACCTACACCGCGGCGAACAAGTACCTGGCCGACGCGGTGACCAGCGGCGCGACGATCATCGCCCGGTCTGGCAACATCGGCACCAAGACGGACGTGAACGGCACCGCGGGCGCGGCGAACGAGACGGTCGCCGCCGTCCCGGGCGGGCATACGATCACCGGCATCCTCGTCTACAAGGACACCGGGTCTGACGCGACTTCTCCGCTGATCGCGCACATCGACCAGGATCAGAGCGCAGTCGCGCTGTCCCTGGCGACCAACGGGTCGGACATCACCGTCTCGTGGGACGCCAGCGGCATCTACGACATCTAGAGGTATAGGGCGTGTCTGTCACGCTCGTACATGACGAGGGCCACGTCAACGCGGGCGCGTCTGACCCGCTGTCGTTCGCCTATTCGCTGGCGACAGCCGGGAACGGCCTGGCGGTGTATGTCGTGTCGAGGCAGGCAGCCGTCACGAGTTTCACCGACACGGGCGGCAACACATGGTCGTCGACGCCAGCGAAGACTGCCGGATCGCGGCACGGCCAGTGGTGGTACTGCCTCGCCCCCGCTGCGCCGGGGACGATCAGCATCGCGCAGGGCGTCGCGGCGGACATCTCCTGCCACGTGTTCGAGTTCTCGGGGCATGACACGTCGGCCATCGACTCGCACGGCGAGGGCACGACCGCCTCCGCGACGACTCACGCGCAGGCGATCACGACGGTCGCCGCCGACGTGCTCCTCCTCGCCGCGATTGGCAAGAACGGTGGTGGTACAGACACCGCCGACTTGACGGGCGGCTTCACCACCACCTACACCGAGGACAAGTCGACCGGCTCGCAGGCGTGTGCCCTGCTCGCGCAGACGGGTATCACCTCCTCGGCGGGGACGGACACGGCGACATGGACGACGACGTCGAGCGTAGCGACGGTGATGGGCGTCCTTGGCATCGCGCAGGCGGCGGGCGGCAGCCCGCAGACGCTCCTGGTCGGGAAGGTCGCGACCAGCGTCCAGGTGTTCGGCGCGAACATCGCCGGGTCGGGTGCCGCCACGTTCCCGGTCGGGAAGGTCGCTACCAGCGTGCAGACGTTCGGCGCGAACCTGGCGGGGGCCGGAGCGGCATCGCTGCTCGTCGGTCACGTCACGACGGGCCAGGCGGTGTATGGCGCAGACCTGGTGGCCGCGCCGACGCCGCTCCCCGTAGGCCACGTCGCGTCGAGCGGGGCGGCGTTCGGCGCGAACCTCGCCGGTAGCAGCGCGGTCGCCCTACCAGTCGGGAAGATCACCAGCGGCGTCCAGGTGTTCGGCGCGAACCTCGCCGGGTCGGGAGCCGCCACGCAGCCGGTCGGGAAGGCCCCCTCGATGAGCCTGGCGCGCGCTGCGAACCTCGCGGTGGGCGGAGCCGCGCCGCTGCTCGTCAACCACGTACCGACAAGCGCGCAGGTGTTCGGCGCGAACCTCGTCATCGCGGGCGCGCTGATGCCGGGGAAGGTGACAAGCACCGCAGCCCCGTTCGGCGCGAACCTCACAGGGGCGGGCGCGGCGACACTCTCGGCCGGCAAGGTCACCGGCACCGCCGCCACGTTCGGCGCGAACATCGCAGGGGCCGGGGCGGTACCCCTCGCCGCGGGCAAGGTCGCCGGGACGGGACAGCCGTACGGCGTGAAGCTGCGCCCGCTGCCCACCGGCGCGCCGCTCCCCGTAGGGAAGGTGCCCAGCGGCGGTCAGGTGTTCGGCGTCGACCTGGTGGCCGCGGGGACGCTCGCCCCCGGCAAAGTCTCGAGCGGAGCGGCGGTGTTCGGCGTCACGCTGGCGGGCGCTGGCGCGGTGCCGCTCGCGGCCGGGAAGGTAGTCAGCGCGAGCGCCGAGTACGGCGTCAACCTGTCTGGCAGCGGAGCGGTCACGTTCCGCGTCGGCCACGTCTCCTCCACGGCATCCCCGTTCGGTGCGAACCTGGCAGCGAGCGGCGCTGCGCCTCTACGCGCCGGCCACGTCTCGACCAGCTCGACCCCGTTCGGCGCGAACCTGTCAGGCGCTGGGGCGGTGCCGCTCCTCGTGGGGCTCGTCTCGTCGTCGCCGACCGTGTTCGGCGCGAACCTGACACCCGGCCCCGTCAGCTTCCCGGTCGGGAAGGTAGCGAGCGGGGGGCGGGCGTACGGCGCGAACGTCACCCCCGCGGGCGCGGCGAGTCTGCTCGCCGGCCGCGTGTCCTCGGTGACGCGGGTGTACGGCGCGAGCCTCGGTACCGGCGTGCAGATCGTCGTCGTTCCGGTCGGCGCGGTTGGCTCTCCGACGCTGCGCGAGGGTACGGTCGGCGTGGGCGGCGCGGCGGGCGCGATAGGAGCGCCGACAGAGCGCGGGGCCTCTGTAGGCGTCGGCGGCGCGGTAGCCTCAGTGGGAGACCCCGAAGGAGCGAATAGCCGATGAGCACTCTCACGATCACGCAGGGCGACACGTACGAGTTCCCGGTCACCGTCACCGACCAGGTGTCGGGCGCTCCGATCGACCTGACCGGCGCGAGTCTCTACTTGACGGTGAAGCAGCGGCCGAGTGACGCCGACCCGGGCCTGTGCCAGCTGACGATAGGCCAGGGCATCACGCTGCTCACGCAGAGCGGTGGGACGCTCGGCCAGGCGAACGTCCGGTTCTCCCCGGCGCAGACCGGCGCGTTCCCCGCGCCCGCCTTCCTGCGGTGGGACTTGCAGTACGACAACAACGGCGGAGACGCGTGGACGGTCTCCTCTGGGATCGTCGCTACGCAGGAGCAGGTCACCGCCCATGCGTGACGCGGGTTGGTACACGGCTCGTGTCGGAGTGCAACGATGGGGTTGACGTTCAGCGTGTGAGGTAGGTTGTTGCGCGAGTTCCGCACAGCGGTCGAGCAGACGGAGATCAAGGCCCCGGACGGCCGCAACCTGGAACGGGTCACGTTCGCGTGTGAGATCAAGGATCTCGACGAGAAGGGCCGCGGCGTCGGCTACCTGTCGGTCTACGGCAACGAGGACTCCTACGGCGACGTGGTCGATGAGGGCGCGTTCGTCAAGACCTGCGCGGAGCGGTCGGCGGAGAACCCGCTGCCCTTCTTGTGGCAGCACTACAGCGACGAGCCGATCGGTGTCTACACCAAGCTCGACCCGCGCGACAGCTACGGCTTGCGGACGGAGTTCCGGTACGTCCTGTCGGTGCAGCGCGCACGGGAGGCGTACGACCTGGCCCAGGCGAAGGCGTGCAAGGGCCAGAGCATCGGCTTCACGACGCTGAAGGACTCGAAGGACAGCGACGGTCGCCGCCACCTCCACGAGCTACGCCTGTGGGAGGGCAGCCAGGTGACGTTCCCGGCGAACGACCTGGCGACCATCGGCGGCGTCAAGAGCGGGATGCGCGAACAGATGATCCTCGACCTGCTCACCGAGATTCGCGCCGCCATCGAGCACAAGTGGGACGGCTCGGCGAGCCGGTACACCGACCACGAGTGGATGGCGGCGTGCATTCTTGACCGGGGAGAGGCGTTCGACACCGCGAAAGAACGCTACGGCCTGCCCATAGCAGACCCCGGCAAGTCGTACACCACGCCCGACCCGGGCGGCGTCAGCGCCGCGGCGAGCCGGATCGACCAGGTGTCGGCCAGCCCCGAGGCGAAGCACACCGCGTACCTCAAGCTGGTGACCGCCTACCACACCATCGGCCACCCCGTCCCCGACAACGTCGCCGCGGGGGCGCAAGGCAAAAGCTTCGACCCGCAAACAGCCGAGCTTGCCTCACTGTTGGCAGAGGTCAAGGCCGCACTCTCAGGAGCCGCGGCACCCACCCCCGAGCCGACCGCCCAGGTCACTCGTGAGGAGCGAGCCGCCATCGCAGACCTGCGACGGCGAATGGAAACAGTCCTGAGCGAGAGGTAACAAGGTGGACCCCGAAATCAAGGCACTCGTCGAGGAGTCGCAGAAGCTCCTCGGCATGATGCGCGACAAGGACAAGCAGGCCGCCGAGGAGCGCGAGAAGTACGGCAAGGAGCTGGAGGAGACGAAGGCTCAGATCGCCGCGATGGACAAGCGCTTCGAGGAGGCCGACGAGCGGATCGAGAAGCTGCTCACCGAGGCCAAGAGCCGCGTCGACGGCAACCGCGCCAACGGCGTCACCGAGATGGACGAGAAGGCCGCACAGGTCTACACGCGCCGCGCCGGCCGAGAGGTCACCGCGGAGCAGGCCCGCGACCACCGCAAGGCGTTCCTGAACTGGATGCGCTACGGCGCGCAGGAGATGGACGCCGCCGAGCGGAAGAACCTGGTCGAGGACGCGACCGGTGAGCTGATCGTGATGTTCGACCTGGACGCCGAGCTCTACCGCGTCCTGCCGCAGCTGAACGTGATCCGTGCTCTGTGCGGGAACCGGCAGACCACGAAGGATCGCCTCCGCGCACGCTCGATCACCGAGCTGTCGGTCGGCTGGGGCAAGATCGAGGTCAGCGGCACGATCACCGCGTCGAGCGGTGTGCCGAGCGAGGCGTACATGTACGTCGAAGACCTCTACGGTCTGAGCAAGATCGGTGAGGACGAGCTGATGGACGCCGACTTCGCTCTGGAGTCGTACGTCGCAAGCTCGTTCGGCATCGCCATCGCCAACGCCGAGGAGGCCGCGTTCGCGGCTGGCCCCGGCCACGGCTCGCTGCAGCCGCTGGGCATGAACGCGGCGGCGATCACCGGTTTCGACGGCACCGTGCCGGTCGACCTGACGTCCGTGCACACGGACGGCACCGTCGACCTGGACGAGTTCATCGAGCTGGAGTACAACCTGAAGCCGCAGTACGCTCGCAACGCGAGCTACCTCGTGCACCGGCAGACGGCGAGCAAGATGCGCCGCCTGAAGGACGCGGACAACCGCTACCTGTGGTCGCAGGGCGGCGTGTTCGGCGGCGTGATCGAGCGGCAGCCCGACACGTTCAACGGCTACCCCGTCACGCAGTCGATGGCGGTAGACCAGTTCCCGACCGCGACGGCGACGAAGTTCCCGGTCGTGTTCGGTGACTTCAAGGCGGGCTACCTGGTGCTGGACAGGCTGGGCATGACGGTGCAGCGGCTGAACGAGCTGTACGCCGAGTCGGGCCTGGTCGGCTTCAAGGTGCACCGCCGCGTCGGCGGTGGCGTGATCCGCGGCGAGGCTCTGTCCCGCCTCAAGAGCGCGCACGT